GTTGCTCTGGTATAAAACTTATTAAATTATCCATCTCTTATCCTCCTAATTAATTAAAATATTCCTCTTTGTATTGCAAATATAAAGAACCCTACTAGTGTTGTAATCATTGTTCCAATTAGCCACTTTAACATACTTGTAAGTGAATTTAGATTCTCACACAATGCTTTTAACTCTGCTTTAGACTCTATATTTGCTACTTTTAATTCGTCTATTTCATCATTATGTTTATTTATTGTTACCTCATGTCGTTTCAAATTTTCTTTGAAAAGTTCTTCATTCATGAAAACCTCCTTATTTAATAGTAAATAGGGCTTAGAAGTTATCTAAGCCTTTGATAATTAACAACATTTAACTGCTATATAACTATACACACCATTGTTAACTGGACCTTTAGGTATCCATCCATTGTCAGTAAAAGTTATTCCATAATGATTATGATTAACATCAAGATATTTTTCTCCAGTTGTATAATTATAAAAAAGATAGAATAAAGGTGTGTATACACAATAATATTTTTCTTCTACAGCATTGATAACAGTGTATGAAATAACATCTGGCCTAAAACCTATATTTATCCCATTAGGATACGCACCAGTATAATAAGTAAAAGTTCCACTAGAATATTTATATTTAGAGTTTAACTGTGATATAGTATTATTAGCCTGTGTTAACTGGTTTATTAAATCCTGCAAACTAGTATCTGAACTATCAAAGGATTCTTTTACCTTCTCTGACAATTCTACTAAAGAATTGTTCAAACTTGATTCAATATTCTTTAATGATAATACATTTATGATAGAAGTTTTACCATTTATTAAGCCATGTTTCATTTCTTTAACTTTACTTGCTATATCTTGTAGACTGGCATCGTCACCTAATGGCATTATATTCTTGCTTATACTTACAACTTTTTCTGCTGTAGTATTGGCATTGTCTGTAACAACTATTTTAAGCGTGTGTAGTGCATTATATTCTAATATATAGTTAATTGTTTTCTCTGTTGTTAAATCTGTTATTATAGTCTCTTTTAATATATCATCTATAAATACTTCTATCTTAGTTAACAATGTAGGGTTTGTATGGTCAGCTTTAAATGTAATCTGTGTGGAATTATAAGAAGATACAGTTAAAAATGGTAAGCTTTTAAGTAATGTTATTTTAGCATAGCCATCTGATTTTGTAGTATTTCCACCTGATTCCATAACTACATTTTCTAGCCAATATTCAGAAGTTGGTATATATCCAGCAGGTTTATAACTATCTTTAGTTAGTGCGTAACCACTTCCACCACCTACTCCTATTCCACCATAACCTCCTTTTCCTAACGAACCATGGTATTCTTCTGTATCGTAACTTGTTCCACCTTGGTATTGAGAACCACCACCACAAAAATCTCTGTCACGACCAACTCCATTAACACCTACATAACCACCACCATGACCAATAGAACGAGCAGAAGCAAAATTATTTTTCATACCTCCTCCACCGCCTGCAACAAGTATGCGTGAAAGCAAACTTTCAGTGTTACCCCAAGTTGCACTAGGATGATAAAGTCTTATATCAGTTGCTCCACCACCGTATTTAGAATAAGCGAATTTACCAGTAGTAACTTTGCCAGCAACGCCTCCACCATTAAAACCACTTCTAGTAAGGCTTGAACCTTCAGTAACTTTCTCATAACCAGATTGACCGACATAAATTTGTAGATTAGTTCTTTTTTTAAATACAATTTCACCTTTTGAATAACCACCTTTTGTACAATCAGTCCAATCGCTTGCATCGACAGTACCACCACAAGCACCCCAGCATTCTAATTTATATTTTCCTGGTTTTAATGTAATACTTTGTTCACTTCCTGTATAATTAAATTCATAAACTGTTGCCATTTAATCCACCTATTTCTTAATTTATGGTTTTATTGTACCTAATTTTAAAACTATAAACGTCTACAAAGTGTGGATGAAGTGTAGACAAAATGTAAATGAATTTATATATTTTAAGAAATAAAAAAGGACATTACCTATTTTGTAGGTTCTGTTCCTTCTACCACTCCACTATGCTCTATAATATAATCCTCTACTGCTTTTCTGTACTCTATGTTAGTCACGTCATCTAACTCAAAAGGTCTGTTTTTTAAAGGGTTTAATCCTCTGTTTAAAATTCTTTCTGATACTATTCTTACCACAATATTATTTATATTCATTATAATAATCCTCCTACCTTTTCATTTTCTGCAATTAGTAATTGATTTTCTAGCTCTTGTATTCTCTTTTCTTCTTCGCTTAATAGGTTGGAATATCTTTTAAAATAGGTTCTTTTGTTATTGGATTTATAGATTCTATATACTGTTTACTATAGTCTATATTTCCGTATCCAACATCAATATAATGTAATTCTGTTATTGTATCATGCTCTAATATATCTCCTGTTGCTTCTCCAGTTTGTAAAAGTATTTTACCAGTTTGGTCGTGAATTATTCTATTTGCTCTATTCATTTTATCATCTCATTTATTTAAATTTTGCCGCATGCCATTTATATGCTCTAAGATTATTTAGAGTATTTAGAGCAGGTACTCGAACTCCAGTATTATCCATGGAAACATGTCTTTTGCCAAGGGTATATAAATCTCCTCGTAATTTAAAAGATCTATCACCATATTCCTTGTTAAAAGTAATATTAACTACAAACCCAGTATTATTAGAAATGGAAAAAGTATTTTTAATTGCAAAAACAAAATACTTATAAAAAGCATCTGAATTTGGTTCATATTCACATTCAGCAAAAAATATATCAGGAATAAATCCAATTCCATTTAAATCAAGCCAATAAGGACTTGTTTCTTCAACAGTGTGAGAAGTATTAGGGTCATATATACATGCAATTAAGGAAGAATTTTCTCTAGCATTAGCAGTCCCACTGGCATATTTATACTTAGAATCTAACTGTGATATAGTGTTATTAGCTTGTGTTAGCTGATTCATCAAATCCTGCACACTAGCATCTGAACTATCAAAACTTGTTTTAATTTTCTCTGATAACTCAACTAAGGTATTATTTAAACTTGCTTCTATGTTCTTTAATGCTAAAGTGTTTATAATACTTGTTTTACCATTCTTAAACCCTTCTCCAATCTCTGCTAACTTAGTTGATATATCACTTAAACTAGCATCAGATTGAAATGGCATAATCTCTTTACTTATACTCAAAACCTTCTCAACTGTTGCATTTTCTGCATCTGTAGCAACTATTTTTAATGTGTGTACTGCATTGTCTGTAAGCTCATAGTTGATGATTTTCTCTAAATATAAATCTGTTGTTATTGTTTCTTTTAATACATCATCAATGAACCACTCTATTTTAGATAAATTATTATCTGTATCTATTGCTGTAAAGATTGTAGTAGTTGAGTTATAAGAAGTTATATTTAATTTTGGTTTAGTATTACCTTTTGTAAATATAACTGTTTTAGTTAACATATTTCTATTATTAAAATCATTAAACTCAATAACAATATGATTAGTTGAATTATGACTTAATTTAGATAAATATTCATCTGTAAGACTTATTTTATATTTTGAATCAACAGTATTAACAATTTGACCTATAATATCATTATTCAATTTATAAACTATATTATATCTTAATTCAGGAAAACCATCGCTTATAGTATACTCAATCTCACAAGCATCACTTATAATACCTAAATTATCTTTTATATTAATAGTTGGTTTTGCTACAAACATTGCAGTAACGTTTTGACGCATAACAACATCTCTAACCATAACCTCAGAACCACTAGTTGAATAATAACGCACATTAGTTGTAGTAGCAGTATAAAGTCTAGTTTCAAGTTCAAATACTTTTATTTCGTTGCCAACTTCAAAGGTACCATAATAAGTACGTCCACCAGTTTGATATGAGCAAGCACGAAGAAATATTTCTTCATCTGTATGTTCTCCTTCTCTTAATTTAACACCTCTATCAACGTCATAAGTAGCCATTTAACCTCCTCCTTTCTACATTGGTATCAGATTACTGTTTATACTTGATATAATACTACTTCTATTACCTTTTACTTCTTGCATCACTTCTTTTAATGCTCCTTCTACATTGTCACTTTCAAATAAATTATCTGTATCTTTTATACTTGTTTTATCTGCTGTTGTTTCTATACTATCTACACTAGTTTTTACCTCATTTAATGCACTAACGATATTTGTTTTATCTGTTGTAGTAAGTTGTGTTGTATCTCCTATTTTTCCAATTAACTCTGTTTTAGTAGTTTCTATGTTGCTTGTTAATTCTGTTTTAGTTGTATCAATTTTAATATTAACAGTACCTATTTTAGTTTCTAAGTCTTGCATATCTTTGAGTGTTGCAAAGTTAATACATCAATTTCTCCATAAGTTTCTATA